CTTCAGTAACATGTCAAAAATGCTTGAAGTGATGAAGAATCAGATTGACAAAGACTCCTGACTCATCTAGAATAACGAAGTACACACAAGCCAAATCCAAACAATTTAAGGTAATCTAAATGTCTTTTGCAAATCTTAAGAAGCAGTCCTCTCTTGGTTCTCTTACCTCCAAACTGGTAAAAGAAGTTGAGAAGATGAACAACACCTCTGGCGGTGCTGATGAGCGTCTCTGGAAACCAGAAATGGATAAGACTGGTAACGGTTTTGCAGTCATCCGTTTCCTTCCTGCCCCTGACGGAGAAGAACTTCCTTGGGCAAAAATGTATTCTCATGCATTCCAAGGCCCTGGTGGTTGGTACATTGAAAATTCTTTGACTACTCTTGGACAGAAAGATCCTCTGTCAGAGTACAATCGTGAACTCTGGAACAGTGGTAACGAAGCAGACAAAGAAACTGTTCGCAAACAGAAGCGTAAACTGTCCTATTATGCCAACATCTACGTTGTGCAGGATAAGGCTAATCCTCAGAATGAAGGACAAGTCTTCCTGTATAAGTTTGGCAAGAAGATCTTTGATAAGATCATGGAAGCGATGCAACCTGAGTTTGAAGATGAGACTGCTATCAATCCATTTGATTTCTGGCAGGGTGCTAACTTTAAACTGAAACTGAAGAAAGTTGCAGGTTACTGGAACTATGACTCCTCTGAGTTTGATCGTCCCGCACCTCTCCTGGATGATGACGATGCCATGGAAGCAGTTTGGAAGAAGCAGTATTCACTGACTGCTCTGACTGCTACTGATCAGTTTAAGTCTTATGAGCAACTGGAGAACCGTCTGAACATGGTTCTTGGCAAGAAGAATCCACCTGCTCGCTATGATGAGGAAACTTCAAATGAAGATAGTGATCGTGGATCATACTCTCCCGACTTCAACTCCCGTCAAGAGTCCAACCCAGTCCCTACTGATCTGAAAGAAGAACTCAGCAATCTGAGCTCTACTAAGAATGATAGTGATGAAGATGATGCCCTCTCCTACTTCCAGCGTCTTGCTGAAGAGTGATCAGTTGTAAAGTCTAATATTATCTCCTCTTTTCAGGGTTTCACTCACATACTGGGTGGAACCCTGTTTATATGGCATGATCTCTTCTAAGTCATTGATGATGAGACTTAAATAATCACTCTTAAGTAAGAAAATATTTCTCTTGTTATCTTGTATCTCTGACTCGTAAGTGTAATTAGTAATCTCTTCAGTGATATTTGTAATTACTCTATTGCTTCCAGTTCCTCTATCGTAAAAATCTACAGAGTAATTTGATGGGACGGTAAGTCCAGCAGGAACAATAGTATTTCCAAGACTGTCAATCACTTGTAGAGTTTCATAATGGTGTGTTGACTCATATCCTGATACAGATCCATACTTATTAAGTAAGTAATTTTCAAATGATGTTTGGGTGAGAGGCCATTCTGTCTGAACATTAATAATATTATTTGATAACAGAACTAACCAATCTAATTTTTCATCATCATAAACTTCAAAGGCAACATTATCTGGACGATCATCACCAACGATTTGATACTTGGTGAAGAAAGTTAAGTCACCAAAAATATCATCTCTAAGTTTTCCTCTCTTAAAAAGATTTTTGACAGTATCATATTCTGATATATTATTATCAGAAGTTCTACTGACGTATTCAAAGTTGGGTACGTTGCGAAAATAACCTGCCATTTTAGAAACCTATTTCTTCTAGTTTTTGTTGATCGCCTTTAAGATCTTCTCTAAAACCTTTGCTACCCGTTATTCCGTCTCCACCATCATGATAATCATCCTCGTAAATGGGATCTAACTCAGTAAAGTTCATTTGAACAACATATTGAGTCATCGTTCTTGCATCATCATTAAAAGTCATATATGATCCTGACGGAGTGTAATCAACATTAAAACCTGTTAATGCACATGTCTTTATTCTATTTAAAGATGGATGATCCTCAATTGTATTGCCTTCTTTATCGAATGTTTGATATCTAATATCAAATATATTAGGTGCTTTTAAAAAGATGGAGCTGGTGGTTTTAACTGACATTCCTTGTTTGAAGAAACGAATGATTTGTTTTACTTGTTTTGCTTCCGTATCACTTCTTGGTGATAGCACAAAGTTAAAAGTAAAGGGCCTCAATGCAGGTGCATTGAAAAGCAACTCCATATTTGGGTTCAATACTGCTCCAGTAGTTCTGGACAGTAATCCTTGTACACCCACAGCTTGTTGTGCTAGATAAACTTTAAGTGCATTATTGATACTATTATCTTGCGTGACTTGTGCTGCAACATCTTGAAGTATTTGTCCACCTTTTGAAAAAAGGTTTGCAAAATTGTTTTGCTTCATTAGACTCAGTGAGGCACCTGCACCAAATGCCTGAATTGAATTCAATTGGCCTGGATTCCAATCAACAGAATTTGCATCTGTAATTCCAGGTTGCATTGGAAGAGTGACACTACCTGTAATTTTACCCTTGGATGTACTTCTTCTGCCAAAATTTTCTCCTGATCCAAATCCACGAAGTCTAAAACTAATATTAGTTCCTTCATTAGATCTCATAGTAAATCTAATTCTATCTTGTTTGTTTGTCCTTATATTCTCTGGATAAGCATAATCTCCATAATCTTTTCTAATAGTTTTTGCCTCAATGTCTATACTAGTGGCAGCACTCGCTAAGACTGAATCCGCATCTTTAACTACTTGATCTGCAGCGAAATTGCTATTCACTCTCATAGAATTATTGCGTTCATCACCAATTTTAATGTTTGAATCGCTTGCTATTTGTGCGCTAGCTACCCGCACAACAGCTGTAATCGATGGACTTGATTTTCCATTTTGATAATTAGAAATTTGTCGTACTAAATCGCTTGATGCGTTGGAGGGGTTAACATTAAATGTATCGCTCGGTCCATCATATGAAGCTAACTCATCCCCAGCACTATTTTTCATAACAAAAGATCCACTAGTGATTTTGGTAACAACACCACTATCATTTTTCTCTGGAGTGTAAGATGTTTCTAATGTGAGATTAATTAGTGTGCCATCAATTTGTTTGAAATTGATTGGTATTTCCTCTAGTGTTACTGGTGTTTTATCCGCCACAATTGCAGTGCTTTTTTACTTATTTATAGTGCAGTCATTAAAAACATATAACCAATATCACGCAAGTCATTTAGTTCACTAGCTCTCACAGAATGTAATTGTCCTGGAACCTCTTCCCATGTATAATTTCTTACTTTACCTAAATGATAATTTATCCCTCTAAATCCCCACCTCTGAACGTCAATACAGGCTATGAGTGGATGTTGATCATACTCTAAACCTTTTGTCTTAGCGTTGTATATGAAAGTATAATAGTCGCCAACATCGGGGACAAGTTGAATATCAGTAAGAACTTCAGTTATTAAAATCATTCGCTCCTCAGCATCTCCGGTAGAGAGGATTTCATCTTTTATTGGAGCGATTCTATTATCACTTACTTGTTCATCAAACTGAAATTCGTCTACTTTGTTTTGTTGAGCCATTACTTAATGCCTAATTCTTTTTCCGTTACGATCTTGAATTCTATTCTTCTATCATCACAAAACTCTTTGGCTGCCTTCCATTTTGCCTGATTCACTGCATAAGTTTTACATTCATAAAGATATGATTTTGTTTGACGTTTTGGCGTCTTAGGTGGTAGAGTTTGTCTTTCTGGTTTAACTTCAACCACATAGGTTTTAATTTTACCAGTGCTCTCTTTTACCTTAATAATAAAGTCTGGAAAGTAGCGATGCACTCTATTGTCAACTGGAGAAACGTATGGAATATAAAACTCCTCTGAACCCCAGGATACAATGCTTTCATTTAAGTCACACCAACGACAAAATTTACGTTCCCAACTACTACGACATATTATATTGCTAGCATCACCTTTGTATTTTCTAGGATATTCTGGTTTATACTTACTTTTTACACTTTCTCCCATTACTTACCTACATAATATACTGGTAAAATATTTATAGGTTGCATGGCAACACCGTCCCCCAAAAAAAGAAGACTATCGGACTTAAAGGCAAGCATCTTGTCACCTGCACAGACATCTCATTTTGAGTGTCACTTTAATCCTCCACCATTAGTTAACACTTGGTTGAGAGAAAAGGAGAGTGTGGGATCTGGAGTGGCTTATGTAGGGCGCGAAACCTTCTTCACACTATCTTGCTCCGAAGCAAACCTTCCCGGATCTCAACTAGCAACACATGAGATTTTGAATGACTTCCATGGTGTTAGTGAGAAACACGCCTACAGAAGACAATTTGATGATAGGGCGGATTTTACTTTTTATGTTGATAGAAACTATAGTATAATTCATCTCTTTGAAAATTGGATATCTTTTATTGCCAATGAAAGAAGAAATGATACTAGTGAAATAGGGCCTAGTATTGATTCTCCAAACGCCTCTTATCGATTTAGTTTTCCAGTAGAGTACCAAACAAATATCTTTATTAAAAAATTTGAGAGAGATTATGATGGAAAAAGTTTAGAATATAAGTTTATGAAAGCTTTTCCTTTGAGTATATCTCAAATGCCAGTCTCTTATGAGGCATCCGATTTGTTAAAATGCACAGTGTCATTTGCATATAGTAGATACGTTGTTAATGGTAGAATAGTATCTGCATCTGATTCTGATTCTGATGAATCTAGAAATTCAAATCTTCTCTCACAAAACTTCTTAGATGACAGAGGAAACTTTAATTTGAACTCTCAAACTATCGCCTAAATATTCACACTGAAAAACTCTATAGGATATTATGCCTTTACCAAAAATTGCTACGCCAACTTATGAGTTGGAATTGCCATCTACAGGAAAAAAAATTCAATTCAGGCCATTCCTAGTAAAGGAAGAAAAATTATTAGTTCTTGCGCTAGAGAGTGAAGATACAAAACAAATCACTACAGC